GGACTGAACCCAGCGGCGGCGGCTCCGCCGTCGGGACCCGGTCAGCTCTCCGAGGCCGACCTCAAGGACCCGGCAATCAAGTTCTTTGCCGACCACCTCGGCAAAACGTTTCAGGACGTGCAGGCCCTGCGGGGCGAGCTGCACCAGATGCGTCAGCAGGAAGCCGAGAAGGCCAATGCTGAGGTGCTGAAGGTCACACGATGGCAGATCGACCAGTTCGCGGACGAGAAGGACGAGCGGGGACAGCTCAAGCACCCGCACTTCGACGCCGTGCTGGAGCACATGATCGAGCTGTACCGGGCCAACCCCGAGCGCGACCTGCAGCAGGCCTACGACATGGCCATCTGGGCGGTGCCCTCGATCCGCGCGAACCTGCTGGCGGCTGAGCGCAACAGCGTTCAGAAGCAGCAGGGCAACGAGCGGGCGCGGCAGGCGGTGAGGTCCAACGTGCGAGGCATCACCTCGCCAGTGGCCAAGCCGGCCGCCGACGGCAAGAAGGGCGGCCTGCGCGCCACGCTCGAAGCGTCCGCTGAAGAGGTCGGCCTCTGAGGAGCACCGCCAAGCGGGCTCCTCTGACAGGAGCCCGTCATGGCCGAGCCAACCGTCACGCAATTGGTGACGACCACCCTCAACAACTACCATCAGGAATTCGCCGACAACGTCTCGAACTCGAACGCGCTCACCGCCCTGCTCAGGATGGGCGACCGCGTCCGCATCATCGACGGCGGCAAGGCGATCAGCTGCCCGCTCACCTACGCGGAGGAAACCTTCGCGTGGTATTCCGGCACCGAGCTGCTCAGCCGGGCCGTCAAGGAGACGATCTCCGAGGCCGACTACGCGCCGGCCAACGCGGTCGCCTCGGTCACCCTGTCCGGTCCCGATCTCGCCAAGAACCGGGGCAAGGAGCGCATCCTCAACCTGCTCGAAGGCAAGATGACCAACGCCGAAGCCACCATGAAGAACAACATCACCAAGGCGGTCTACGGCGACGGCACGGTGGCCAAGTCCTTCGCCGGCCTGAAGGCGTTCGTCACCGACAACGGCACCGGCATCGTCGGCGGAATTGATTCGACGACGTGGACGTTCTGGAAGAACCAGTTCCAGTCGATCGCCCGCGCCACCGGCCTGCAATATCCGGCGTTGAAGGCGGGGTTGAATGCCTGCTGGATGAAGCTCATCCGTGGCACCGAGCACCCGGACCTGATCGTCGCCGACGCCGAGATTTACTCGACCTATGAGAGCGGCCTGCAGGAGAACCAGCGCTACGCCGACGCAAGATTGGGGGCGTTGGGCTTCGAAACGCTGAAATACAAGCAAGCGGCCATAGTATTCGACGGCGCAGCCACCGGATTAGTTGGTGGTTACATGCTCAACTCGAAATACATGAAGTTCGAAATCTACTCGGGCCGCAATTTCGAGCAACTTGATCTTCCAGATCAATCGCCAGATATGGACGCCGTCACACGCCACATCGCCTTCATGGGCGCCATCACGCTGTCCAACCGCTCGATGCAGGGCCGCATCCTGCTGACCGGCACCTGATCCTCGATCGGCCCCTCAGCAGCTCCTTGGCCGAGGGGCCGCCACCGGGGGCGGTGCGGTTCAGATGCCCTTTGCCCGCCGCCCCCAACCAAGGGCATCACACGGAGAAAATCATGGCAGAGGAAAGCCAAGCACTGGTCCGCTTCACGCAAGGCTGGGCCGAGGACGGTGTCAGCGACGACGGCCTGCCGCGCTACCGCGAGACCGTCAGGATCATCAAGTCGGTGCCGCCCTACACGCAGGTCGAATACGAGGCCACCGAGCAGGACTTCGAGGAGAACCCCGGCCCCTACCAGCTGTTCCTGAAGGAGCAGGGCGGGCGCCACCTGCAGCCGCAGAACGACGGCTTCCCGCTGGCGCTGTGGCCGGTCATCAGTCCGGCGCATTTCAAGATGCTGGCGGCGCGCGACATCGTCACCATCGAGCAGCTCGCCAAGCTGGCCAGCCGCGCCGACATGCCGGGCGAGTTCAAGGAGCTGGCGCAGCGCGCCAAGGAGATGATCGCGCTCAGCTCCGAGCTGGGCAAGTTCGAGGCGATCCTGCGCGACAAGGACGGCCAGATCACCGCGCTCAAGGAGCAGGTCGGCGAGCTGAACGCGACGGTCTCGGCGCAGAACTCGATGATCAACACGCTCAAGATGACCGCCGCGCCGAAGGTCGCCTGACATGGCCGCGCTGATCAACGTGAAGGATGCGATCTCGCAGGCTTCGCTGGAGATCGGCATCACGCAGCGGCCGATCAACACGGCGGTCGGCTCGCTCGATCAGGACATCATCCAGATGCTGGCGCTGCTGGAGACCGTCGCCGACGAGGTGCTGCTGGAGCAGCCCTATCGCGACACCCTCGGCGACGGCATCTGGGTGCTGTCCGACACCGGCACGCCGAAGCAGCAGATCACCGCCGACAGCGACCTCATCGCGTTCGACCGCCGGCTGGCGATCGACGGCCTGAAGTACCGTTTCCTCAAGTCGAAGGGGCTCGAGTTCGGCGAGGAGATGCGCGACTTCATCAACCGCATGAACAAGCTCGGCGCGCGCGCCAATGCCCGCGTGCTCGACCTCGACGTGGCGGCCGGCTCCGACGACTGGGGCGGCGGCTCGCCGTGGGGCTTTGGGCCGTTCCGGCCGGGAGGGCGCCAGCAGTGAGGATGCTGCCGTCCCGCTATTTGTCGAAGCCGCTGCAGGTCAAGAAGGCGGTAGCTCAGGTCAAGCACGTCAGCGCCCCGCTCAAGGGCCTGTCGCTGTCCTCGAAGCTGGTCGTCGGCGACCCGCTCACCGCCACCGTGCTCGACAACTGGGTGGTCGAGGAAAACCAGATCAAGTGTCGGGCCGGCACGGTCAAGACCGAGGTGCCGCTGCTCAGCGGCCACCCGGTCGACAATCTGGTGCCGTACTACGGCTCGCCCAACAAGCTGGCGCTGGCCGGCGACGGTAAGCTGGTGCTGGTCGACAACACGCTGGTCAAGGGCGGCTTCACCTCCAACGACTGGAGCTGGACGGCGTTCTCCAACCTCAGCTCGACCGACTACACGGTGCTGGTCAACGGCCGCGACGGCGTCTGGTCGTGGGACGGCAACACGGTGCCAGACCCGCCGGCCGTGACGGTCACCAGCCTGTCGAACGCCAACCCGGCGGTGGCCACCGTCGGTGCCGCCGACATCGGCAAGTTCGCCAACGGTCAGGTCGTCACGATCGCCTTTTCGGGAGCGCCGCCGGCCGGCTTCGCCGCCGCCGCCGGCCCGCACCTGATCTCGGCGGTGGGCACGCCGACCAACACGTTCACCCTGTTCGGCGTCGATACCTCGACGGGAGCCGGCCCGGTGACCACCGGCGTCACCGCCGACCCGCCGGGCTCGATGGCCAAGGAGCTGGTGACCGCGCCGCCGACCGCGACGTGGATCAACCCCGAGCAGCTGAACATCGTGCTGGCGCACATGAACCGGCTGTTCTTCGCCGACACCAGCAACCTTGCGATCTACTACCTGCCGGTGCAGCAGAAATCGGGCGAGCTGAAGGTGCTGCCGCTCAACGCGGTGTTCAGGCGCGGCGGCACCATCCGCGCGCTGGCGACGTGGACCACCGAGGGCGGCGTCAACGTCAACGACCAGCTGGTGATCTTCTCGTCGAATGGCGAGGCGGTGATCTACGGCGGCACCGACCCCGACACCGACTTCGTGCTGAGCGGCATCTTCCGCTTCGACAGCCCGATGTCGAAGCATGCGTGGGTCAACTACGGCGGCGACCTCTACTGCCTGATCTCGACCGGCGTGGTGCCGTTCTCGACGCTGATGCGGGCCGAGAGCGAGCAGCTCGGCACGACCGACCGCAACGTGTTCTCCAATTTCTTCATCAACGCCCTGCGCCAGCGCGACGCCTTTGGCTGGCAGCTGATGATGAACCCGTCGAGCGGCCGGCTGATCGCCAACATGCCGATCGGCGGCACCAACAACTACCAGCAGATGGTGCGCTTCATGCCCAACCCGATCTGGGCGAGCTGGAGCGGGCTGAAGTCGCGCTGCTGGGGCTGGGTCGACAACCGGCTGTTCTTCGCTTCCGACTTTGGCGACCTCTACGAGATGCACCCGAATTTCCTCAACGACGACGGCGACCCCATCCGCGTCGACGTGCAGGCGGCGTGGTCGAATTACGGCACGCCGGCGGCCAAGCACTTCAAGATGATCCTGCCCTACCTGCAGACCGACGGCACGCCGGCGCCCTTCATCGACATGAAGGTCGACTACGACATGAGCGCGCCGCAGAACCAGCCCGACATCACCTACGGCGACGAGGGCTCGACGTGGGACATCGCGCCTTGGGACACCTCCAGCTGGGGCTCGGCGGTGATGGGCAAGAACAACTGGTCGGGCGTCGGCATCATCGGCCACGTCGGCGCGCCGCGCCTGACCGCGCTGATCCTCAACTGCGAATTCAACCTGACCGGCTGGGACGTGCTCTTCGAGAGCGGGGCGGTGTTCGGATGAGGCCGTCCTTCGCACCGCTGGAGCCCGACGCCGTCGCCATGCTGACGGCGCTGACCGAGATCGACTTCACGCGCACCGACTTCACAAATCCGCGGTGGTTTTGCGTCACGGCGCGGCGCTGGGACGGCGAGCTGCAGGGTGTGCTGGCGGTCGAGTTCAAGACGTGGTTCGACGCCTATTTCACCTGCGCCATCGCCGACCCGCGCTGCCTGTCGCGCAAGCTGCTGGCCGTCATCTTCAGGAGCCTGTTCTCGAAGGCCGTCAGGATCACCGCCGAGGTCGACCCGGCGGCCGAGCGCGTCATCAGCCAGACCCGCCGCATGGGCTTCGTCTATGAGGGCTTCAAGCGCCTCGGCGTCGAGGGCACCCGCGACTGTCTGATGTTTGGGATGCTGCGCGAGGACTGCCGTTTCCTGCCCGGCTACGACCCGGCGCGGGCCTCAATTCCGCCACTCTCTCTGGGAGGCCAGCATGGGCTCCACTCCTAAAGCCCCCAACCCCTACGATCAGGCGGCGGCCGACCAGTCGGCGAGCCTCTACTCGGGCGCGGCCTCCTCGATCATCAACAACGCCAACGAGACCAATCCCTACGGCTCGGTGAACTACAAGAACATCGGCTACGAGACCCTCTACGACGCCAAGGGCAACAAGACCTACGTGCCGCGCTACCAGCGCAACGTGACGCTGTCGCCGGACCAGCAGCGGCTGCTCGGCTACCAGACGATGGCGCAGGGCAATGCCGGCCGCGCGGCGGTCACCGCGTCGGGCCAGCTGGAGAAGCAATTCCAGACGCCGCTCAACACCACCGGGCTGGCCGCATGGCAGCACGCCGCGCGGCCGGGCGCGGTGCGGCAGGATCAGGCGCCGACCGACCGCCGCGCCGTCGAGGAGGCGATGCTGTCGCGCTATCGCGAGAACGCCGGCAAGCAGGCCTCGGCCGAGGACGCCCAGCTGGCGGCGCGTGGGCTCAGCCCCGGCAGCTCGCAATACGGCAGCGTCGCCGACACCCGCGCCCGTGCCCTCACCGACGCCAGCAATCAGGCCTATCTGGCCAGCGGCGAGGAGAGCCGGGCGGCGCAGAACGCCTATAATCAGGCCGGCCTGCAGCGCTACCAGATGGGCTCCGACTGGGCCTCCTCGGAGAACAATCTGCGGCAGGGCCAGCTGCAGGAGCGCATGGCGCTCAGGAACCAGCTGCCCAACGAGATCGCGGCGCTGATGAGCCAGTCGCAGGTCACCGTCCCGCAATTCCAGCCGTTCTCGCGGCAGGGCATCAATGCGGCCCAGCCCGGCGCCTACA